CAAGAGAGTCCCTTACGGGATTCCAGGAGATTACCCCCCCCTGGAACTGGTCAATTTTGGTCTAGTTACTAGGACGACTGCGTTTAACACATGCAGCTAACCTTATAAAGGTTATTTCTAAAACGATCCACTGTACGGCCTACTTAAATCTCGGCCCAATTAAGGTCAAATGACGAAACAGCTTGAATCTAAACTACCACTGATACCACTCTAAAAGTTCCTCCAAAGGGAATTGGGAATTTAGTCCCTTCTCATTGATGGTTCTTGAGTAAGAAACGTAGATATCCGTTCACTTTTTCGGTCGTACAACTTTCAGTTTAACTAGTGAGGGTAACAGCCTCCACTTATCCCTCTTTAGGGTTTCCCCTAATAGGGTGTAAGCAAGTGCTGTATGAGAAATTTCCCCTCACGGAGATGCTAACTTGAGAAGGCCTTTCGACACAGGGAAGTGAGTTCTTATTAAACTCTCTTCCTGGTCTTTTCCTCTCAATTCTTCTTCAGAAAGAAGCGTAGCACGGACCTCATTACCAGGGCAACCGCCAAGGTCGTGAAGTCCAGCCGATCAATACACAAACTTTTCTCCGACTCCGTAGTACGGTTGGTATTCACGTAGACTCTCCCGAGTGGCAAACTCGAGATAGTCCGGATACTCCTGCGAAACCTCTCAGAGATAATTACTCAAAGGGGATGCAGGGTACCTCGCTAGCAGAGAAAGTTTCTTCCAGATCGGACCTCTTAAGTTAGAGTAAACGGACTTTGCCTGTCCAATTACCCTAATCCAATCCGAAGAAAAAGAGACGTTTCAGCGTCACCATTCTTGGTCAAACCTAAAGTAGGTTTGCCCTCGCACAGTTAACTGAAAGGGGATTCGTTAGTAGTAGAAAGAAATCCTTGTACTGCTTCTCAGATGGTTTAAACTTTTAAACAACTGAGATATTGGAAGATCTACTCCCCGATCTAAACAAGCCTCGATAAGTAGACCCACGTCACTAAGTCAGTATTTTCTCCTTAGGGCCAGAAGGCCCACAGGAAGAGAGCTAACCAATTTCCCATTCACGTATAGGGATTTGGCGAACTCCGCGATTCCGTGACCGATCCATGACTTACTTAAGGAAATGTTTACCCCAAGCTTGTACATGATATACTTGTACTTCATCGCTACTGCTTCGTCTGCTATTACAACGTCGTCACCTTAAATTTACGGTAATCTTCGAAGTAAGAGCTGGTCTCCCCACATGTTTTAGGGTTGACCCCAGTGAGCGTCGCCGCCCACTGGACAATGACGTGGTGTGTGATAGCAAGTGCGGCCCAGGAGGTGTATAACCCCATAGGTTGCCCGACTGCGTACCTTACAAGTTTTGATACTTTCCTTCCCCTCTTGTCCTTGTATTCGTACAAGAAGGGTCTACTTGTTAATAGTTCAAGTCAAAGTTTCTTAGCGGCCGGGTCTAGAAAGCCTAGCTGTCTAAGAATTGACGCTTGAAACTTGGCTGGTAGCCGATCTGTCGCAGCTGTTAAGTCATAACTATAACTTCCGGCGCTGCAGAGACCATTCTTGAACTTTAAGACGTGCCGAATCCTGGTCAAATGTTCCGTCCATAGGATTTTCCTCAGGACTGCAAACATTCACTTATGTAGTAGGTCCAAAGCTATTTGAGTTCACATATCTCTAATAGCGATGGTTCTCGTCTTCACGGACTTGTCACCAAGTCTCGTGAGCCGAGAGATACAGAAATCCCCCTCACGGGGCATTCCATTAACCTCTACACCACGTATGTCCTCGCGGTCCACACGCTCTCAAAGATCCTGAAAGTTCTTAGCTCACGCGTAATCAT